CTCATCAGAGAGTTCATCGGCGGCATCAAGAAAGATGCGGTCAATGTTACGACCGTTGGCGGCCAAAAGACGTTTTGCAACTTTGCGGGCAATCGCCTGTTTACGTGCTGTACTGCGCATTTTTAACTCCTTCTTAACTGTTTGTGAGTCGCGGATTGCAACGGAGGCACCTGCCCGTCCGTTATCCACTACCGCGACATGGTTTCCACGGATTCTTGTCTGGCATACTCTGCCATGATCATCTTCACAGTCTTCAGCGTAATAACCCGCCGAAACCTCACGCTTTCCATTCTGAATTGCGTGGATTAAATCTCTGTCTGTAATATACAGGTCGGCTATGATCTTATTGGCATCATCGCCAGTACCTGCACGCACGTGTTGAACGTGCCCTTTTTGATAAATGTTGTAATTGTCCGGCGTGACATCCTCGTCCGGGTGTCCATTCGTTACCGGCTTACCCTCAAAAGATGCAAGTGTTGCCTGCGAAAACACCTCCTTTTGGGGCCTGTAAACATTGATAACCTTATGACTATCACCATCTTCATATAGTTCTGATTCTAAATAATGCTGATAGCCTGTACGGGCAATGGGTACACCTTTACAGATTAAAAAACCTTCAGGCGTCATTGCCATATGAGGCGAGATCTTGTCGCCATAATAACAGATTTGTGTCATGGGATACCTCCCTATGGATTTGCGATTCATATTTAAAGAATTTTTCTTTGTGCGTCAATTATTTAAACACCAATTCCAAAAATAATTAAAGACTTTTTTTATTGACGGTAAAACGATGGGATTGTTTTTTTATAAGGTGCGCGGCCCTGTCGGACCGCGCCGCATCGGGCTATCGGTCTTTGACCGATACGCCCGATGGGTCGGGCTATGGCTGCGCCATACGCCCGACGAGTCGTCCCAGTAGTTGTCCGCGGGGAAGCATTTGGGGCGCGTATCCCGCAGGGATAGCGCCCCGGCCGTGCGTATCCCGTAGGGATAGCGCGGCCTTCAAAAAAAATGAAAAAAATACTTGACGGGGGGAACGCAAAATCGTAAAAGCCCCATCCGTCCGATGGATAACGCCAAAGGATGGTGTTCCGGAATAGCTCAGTTGGTTAGAGCGGGTGACTGTTAATCACTAGGTCGGGAGTTCAAGTCTCTCTTCCGGAGTCCAAATCTTTGACAATTTAATCGTGTGTGTTCCGGAATAGCTCAGTTGGTTAGAGCGGGTGACTGTTAATCACTAGGTCGGGAGTTCAAGTCTCTCTTCCGGAGTTTTAAAAAGCCTCCGAAATTATTCGGAGGCTTTTTTTGTATCTTTTTTGCGCCAAAATCTTAATGGTTCTCATTACGCATCCATTCTGCCTCTATTTTACATCCACTCACTACTTCCCAATCCCAATTTCCCAGCGCCATGATTCTCACAAAACAGCAGCTTTCCTTTATAAAAGATGCCCTGGAGTCCGTCACTAACCAATATTATAAGCAGGAACTCGACCAGGACACAGATGATACTCTGCTCTGTGCTTTCAGGAACGACACACACGTCGATTATCTCATCCATATTATCCGTCTTTCTTACAATTCTTATCAGGTCTGTCTTGCCCAGCAACGTTGGCGAAACATCATCACTCGTTATGATCACGCCCTGTCCCCCGTCGAAATGGATCGCTTTTTTTCTGACCCGCGACAGTTTATATGCTATTGGATCGGACAAATTCTCGATACATGATGGCCGGACAGTAAAAACAACTCTTGCAGTTCGACGCTTTTTCCTCTAAACATCCCGCCACGACGGAAAATCGGCCGCCGCTTATACAACAAATCAAAAGGGGGATATATCCGGGGGAAAAAGGTTGATACTCAAATGAACAACATAGACAACGCCCGTTGTTACGCTCCAGCAATAGACGCACTGAACGACAAGCAAGTTCTCCATTTCGCCGCCCTTGCAGATACGCCCATAGTCCTGCGACAATACCTTGTATGTGCCTTTTACCGTTCCAATGACATCTTTATACTTTGCCCGCAGTTCCTTCATTGCGAACCGCAAATTGCTCTGATGCTTCGCCGCTTTGAGAAGTTCGGAACTGGGCAGTTCATCCAGATGCTTACCTATCTCTTCGCGATCAATCCCGGGATAATCGGCACTTACAATGGTGATTAACTTCGGCGAGCAAATTCGCTTCCAAAAGAAGTCAAGCGTCGTCAGATCGGTCAGATAGTCTTTGTACGTCATCAAGGCATAGTTATAGTATTCTGTATCCGGCTCAGGTGGCGGCCCTATGCGTGCAAGGATCTCATTGAGCGGTGGAATTTCCTTCCTATATGTACTTTTGATATATCTTTTCTTTTCTGCATATCTTGCCTTTATTCGTTTGAACTTGTCTGGTGGTATTTTGGCCTCGTTACAAGCCCTTTCGTTCCATGCCTTCATCCCCCCTCGTTTCTCACTCATCGGGCTCCACTCCTTTCCATACCTGCATGTGCGTCAATGCTTTTTGCACTTCTCTTGCCAGTTTCGGCGTGTAAATGTAATGGTTTGCAATATCTACACACGCCATTGCCGCCGATCCGTATCCATTCATGGCTAAATGAAAGCGGAGTCCTTCGGGCAGCTCTTCAGCCGTTTTCCAGTAATGCGGGAGGCAGGCATTAAAAAGCCTGTACGCTCTTTGTTCCATCTCCGGTGGAATATTCTGTTTTTTTCCCATGCCTCAATCCTTTCTTGTTATTGTTCCGGGTATTCCGGATATAACTTTGACATTCCTTTTACAGTCTGGGCAAGTGCGTATGCCGCAGGACGTTTAATCTTAACAACGGAGAAGTCCATGCCCTTATGGTATTTTGTAGCCCGTTTAAGATTGTGACCGCCTGCGTTATATGCAGCAATAGCCCAGCGATGGTCGCCGTCAAATACATCTAAAAGGTGTCGTATATATTTGGCGGCGGCACGTGTTGACTTCTCGACGTCGAATCGGTCTGCGGGTGTCAAACCATAGTTGTTTGCCGTGTGCGGCATTAACTGCCACAACCCGGCGGCCCCCGCTTTGGATATATTGTCAGGATCCCCACCCGATTCAGCGAGGCACAGAAAGATAAACTCTCTTGGCACCTGCTCCTCATCAAGTATGCGAAGGATCGTATCTTTATAGGGTTCCACGCGCTCCATATATACTTCGACGGATGATTTACTTTCCCCGGCATAAGCAGTGGAACTTTTACCAAACCATCCAATAAAGACTATGAATAATATAAGGAGCGCTATGGCAATAATTGTTTTCATGCGTACCTCTATTTGGAGGCCGCTTTTTCAGCCTCCTCGTATCTTTTTTCGAGTGTCAGATACCAGTCATCTTTATTTACGTAGTGTGGGTGAAATGTTACCCACGATCCCATCTCTTTAACTGGTATATATTGCATAAACTCTCTATACCGCCTTATAGATTCCTGTTCAAGCCCTTTTAAACGTTCACGCTCCTTATAAGCGTCAACCTGCGCTTTTGTACGTGGATCGACATCAAAAGACGCATTGGACTTTTTGCGCATCTCTTCTATTTGTTTCGGAGTGCGGGCGCGTTCAACATACTTGGCCAGCGTATGCCTGCAATTTGGATGAATGTTAAGATAGGTATTTGTAAGATCGTCGGCGCCATTCTTGTCTATCTTTCCAAATGCTTTTGAGAGTGGCGGGTAGTTTGGGTTTGTGCCTGACCGGGAATAGACACGCCCCTCGTACTTTGAACAAATCGGACAGTTGGAATGATTATCCACTACAATATACAAATCATGCTCAGGATCGTCGAATAATTCACCTAAATTTGCAGATTGTTTGGCGGTAGTTCGGACGGCCATATTGCAATAATTGCCGAGCGTCCACTTCTTTCCCGCCCGGTCAACAAAGGCTGTAATGCCGTTATTCATAAGATTGGTGATTAGGTCTTTCTGCGCATTGTAATAGCCACTCCCTGTTGCTTCCTGTTTGGCTACAGCCCTCAGCGTTTCGCGCCTAACGGTATCAGCCTCGCGGCGCCCCAAGACGTAGCTATTTCGGAAAAACTGTATTTTGCCATAGGCCTTTTTGGCGATCTCTTTTGCCGCCTGTACCGGGTTCTTGTCTAGCAGCTCTTGAAGGCGCTTTGAGATGGGCTTTTCGTCGGTTTCCTGCACGTTCGCATTCTGTTTCTGGCCTTCTAACGTCGGGAACGTGACTTGTGCAAGGGCACCTTCTGGAATATCTTTTGACGTCTGCGCTTTGACGCAGGCCGCTTGCACCTGTTGGTGGATCGAATCACGGGCAGAGTCTGCGGCTGTAAAAATATTCCCGCACATCTGGTCAACGAGGCGCTGGACACGTTCGGTGTCTGCATCCTGCAAATCGAAGGCTGTGATAAGGTCTTTCTGGCCGCTTTTTTGTCTGGAAACAATCTTGCCCGTAATCAGGTTCGCCCGCACCGATGTGCGAGCCTCTCTCGATGCCCGTTCCTTTACCCCCGCGAGGATCTTATCGACACGGGAAAGGGCGGCCTCGGTGTGATATTTCACAAGATCGGCATTCGTGAGTCGGGCAAGCTCCCTTGTGATTTCCCGTTGTGCCTGCTCAAATGTGTGGATCATCGTGGCCTGCGAGAGGTCACTAGAACAACGTAAAAGCGTCATGGATGCTCTTACGCCGTCCGGTGAACCTACAGCCATTGCGACTCTGGCCGCGTCTGCGATTTGTCCGGAGTTCATGGGTTATGCCTTCTGGATTGGTTCTGGATTGGTTCGCCCACTTCGGGTAGCTTTGAGGGCTTGGTTTTCTTTGGCTTTTGCGGCGTCTTTGCAGTTTTTGTATCTTCTGTCTCTTCGGTTTCTGTGGGCTGTGAGTTAGTTGGGAGATCAGCGCGCCGCTTCTCTTCTGCCTGTTCCGCTTGTTTTCTTTTCTCAGCAATCTTTTCTTTGATTGCAGCCTTTCGTTCGGCCTCGTCCGGTCTGTCTTCGTCGTGCGAATTGTCGGCCTCTTCTGCGGGCTGTTCGGTTTCTGGTTCGGAGTTCTCTTCGGGGGATTGTTCGGTTTCTTCTGCGGGTTCGTCTGCGGGCGCCCCTGTTTCGTCCGTCTCGGTTGCACCTGATTCGGGGGCCAGTCCGCCGTATGGGTCGCCGTCCTTCTCCATGTCTTTCATGTACTTGCCCCTCACTTTGTCGATGATGGCATCGGTGAAGGGTGATGTGAACTCCTGATCGCGTTGTGCAATGCGGACACCTTCAAGCACCGCATCCGCCGGAATGATGTTCGCCTGGAAAAGTCGTTCAAGCAGCTGTGACTGTTGATCGACCATCTGATATTTTTCAGACTGAGTGGACTCTAACAAGGTCGGGAGCCGCCATTCGATTCCGTTCGGCACTTTTCCCCAGACCGATTTACAAATGACGGGCATGAGTTTATCGAGGGCGGGCATAACGGACGTGGCCCGCGTCTGCTCAAGTGTCAAGCGGTAGTTTTTGGCGTCGCTTTCACCCGTGGAGTTCATGCCGGCAGGGGCTCGGCCAAAGAGACGGGTCGCGGGGATCTTGGTTGCGCCTGCCACTTCCAACATGAAGAGATCAAGGACTTCGGGTAAACCACTGAATGAATACTGGAGTTGCTGAACACTGTCGCCCTTATTTACGAGCCTTACACCCAGGTTCGACTCCATGATCGACATCGCCTCAATCATCGCATACATACGCTTTTGGGCGTTTGATGATGCTGACGCATAAATCTGATCTAGGCCGTCAATCTCGAAAACTGAAAGGCAAGCCTTGAAGGTCAGGTTTGCAATATTGAAGAAAACATTGTCGTGGCCCACCACCGAGTCATAGAGCGCTTCAATGGATGATGTGCCCCATCCCTGCTCGGTCAGTGTCTCGTAATAGGGTTGTT